GGAATTGCCGTGGTAGTTAGTGCTGTGGCCGCAGTGGTTGCCGAGGTTGTTAAAGCTGTCGCACTCGTTGTTAGGGCTGTTGCAGAAGCAGTGCCTGACGCGGTTAAGGCTGTGGCCGCACCTGTTAAGGCAGCAGCGCCGGTAGCAATAGTCCCTGTCTCAGCCGCTCCACTCACCGCATCAGCAGTGATGGTTCCGGCTTTTTCTGCGGCAGTGGAACCAAATCCGCTCTGCAATATGCCTTCAATATTTAAACCGCCGGGGCCGAGAATCTTTGACGCTAAATCTTCTGCCACCATTCTTTGAATCGTTTTAAGGAAGCCGTCAAGCATTCCTTCCAATCCATCCGCAAAAGGGTCAAACAAGAAGTCAGCAAAAGCGTCTTGAATGTTCTCAGCCGCTCTTTCGGCCAACTTGCTCATCGGGTCAATGGCAGCTAATTCTTCAGCTAATTTAGCCTCGGCTTTCAGAATAAGATCAGAGCGTTTTTTGCTGCCTTTCTCTGTGCCGCTGATAATCATTTGAATGCGGCGTTCTTGTGAAGCAATCAATGCTTCTTCTTCAGTGCGAAGTTCTTCCTCTAATGTTTCGAGAGCCTCTTTTCCTTTTGCGACATCGACTTGTTTGGCCAGTTCTAGGTTGATGGCCTGAGTACCTTTCAAGGCCTCTTTCTGCGCGTCTGTTAATCCTTTTAGACTGACTTGAGCATTATCATAAGCAATGGTGGCAGCAATCCCTGTTACCCCATACAAATCAACCTGACGTTGTAGGCTGCTCGTCAATTCTACGGATTCACTAAGAATATCCTCAATGGCACTCTTGGCATCTTCAGCAGCTTTTTCTCGCTCTGAGGCCAAATCCTTTTCTATCTCAACCAATGCCTCTTTCGCATCTAGTTCTTTGTTGAGAGATATTAAATGTTTGGCTTCTGCTGGCAATAACTCCCCCTTCATTACAGCGATGGCTGAGTCGTATAGAGCCTTTGATGCTGACCCTGTCTTGCCCACTAAGAATAATTGTCTCTCTAAAATGGCAAGCTGCTTGGTGTATTCGGCTGAAACTTTGGCTACTTCTTCAGGTTCGACGGCTGACTTCAGGCCTGACAACTTTTTTCTAACTTCTAGTAGGGTGTTTTCCGCTTTGGCAAGATCGGCCTCAGCATCCTCTAACGCCGCAACTTTCCTGATAGCTTCGTCATCGGCAATCGGAACACGGAACTCAGGGATAAAGCCGCCGTTCTTCCCAAACTTGCGACCAACATCAACCAGTTCTTTGAGTTCATCTCTAGCCGCTTTTAATGTTGTTACATTACCCTCTAGAGTCTGAATGTTCAGTTTCAACTTGGCTTCAGATAGACCTTTCAGGCTATCCTTGAGATCGTCAGCGGATAGGGCAAGCAGCTTGCTAGATTCTTCCGCATCATCCGCAGAAAAGGCATAGTAGGCCAGAGCAGAAGCCGCTAAGATAGCAACCCCGGCGGGGCCACCAAGAAACGCCATAGCAGCGTTAAGCCCCGCCACCGACACTGCCGCTGTTCTAGCAAGAACAGTTGTCCTCACAAGAGCAGGGCCAACAAAATTTAACCCTGCCGCAACCCTAATTGATGCTAAAGCCAATGCAATCTGATTACGAGTTGCCAAAACAAGTGCGCCTCCCAATCTGCCAATCAAAATGGCGGCAACTATTTTAGCAGCGACCCCAACAGCATCAAGGGCATCTTCTATTTCTTCTGCACTGAAGTTTTCAATGGCGGCGGCAAACTCAACAATCGTTAGTGCTAGTGAGCCAGAAATCCCTTTAACGCTATCAGCCGTCCCAATTAACCGGCCCAGTGAGTTATCCAGCACTGTGACGGCTTGGCCTACAGTCAGAGCTACCCCACCAAAAGCCTCATCAGTGCTGTTTGCAACTTCCAGCAGAGCCTTCAACAGCAAGTCAGCAGACAGAATGCCATCCGCAGCTAGATCACGAATATTCTCACGAGTAACATCAAAGTCTATCTGGCCTTTTTCTCGTAATCTCCGGAAGCCTTCAAGCAAGCCACCAGAAACACCTAAAAGGTTTTCCATTACAGACCGCAGTTCGTCACCCTGCAACCGGTTAGCTGCCAAGCCCTGTGATAACTGAATCAGGCCAGCCGAGGCTTCAGCCGCATTAGAGCCACCGAGCAAGATTTGTTGGTTCAATGTTTTGGTGACTTTCAGCATATCTTCTTGAGAGATGCCGAGCTTCTTGGTTGCCAAAGACATCCGAGAAAAGAGAATAGCATTAGATTCAAAGCTGGAGCGCGTTTCTTGCGATACGTCAAACAGCTTTTGCTGAACATCTACCAATTCTTCCGAACTGCTAGTAACCAACCTCAATCGAGTGCCAATCTCTGTCCATGTGTCTGCGTATTTAACGAGCTGACGAACACCCATAACAGCGACAAGCCCGCCCATCGCCCCAGCCAATAATCCAACTCGGCTGCGGAGCTTAACCAGAGAGCCGGATGTTTTGTTACCGCTTTTTTCCAGTTTGTTGAGACTGCGGTCTAGCTTCCCTGCTTCTGCTCTGGCCCCACGGCCATCAATTTTCACTGATAATCTAGTTTCCATTTCTAGCCTTGTTCCTTCGATTTATGGTTGACCACGCTATCCATGACACGGATATAACGCAGAAGCTCGCTAGTGTCACAAACATTGAAATGATTATTGTAGGCAATCGTTTCAGATGCCGGTATTGTGCCATTCGCATTGCGAGAACTGGACAAGTCTAAGTAGGCTTGCCACACGCGGTAGAGGTCTTGGTAAAGTTCTGTCTCGGCCTCAAGCATTGGCACACTTCGCCCCTGCTTGACCATTGTCTGCAAGAAGGCGAGCTTCTTCCCACCGGGGTCGTCGCCCACCTTCTCTGACAGATCAACCTGCCACTTTACCCAGTCGGTTAGTTTTTTTCTCCACTCTCAACCACCTCCGCTCTGAAGTTTTCCAGATCGCCAGCAGCATCGAGAACAATTTCACGCAACTCAGAAAAGGATGAGTCACAAAGGAATCGTTTGGCATTATCGACTGAGAATTTTAATGCCTTGCCTTCTTCCTCAAAGCCTTCCCAGCCTACAATCAAACCTTCAGCCACCGCTTCCCATAAGATACGGGTTGCGGTTTCATCATCCAGTTGCTTCTTGCGGATTTGAATGGCGTAGGGCTTCTGTAGACGTTCATAGGCTTTTTGGAATGAGTCACAGCCTTTACGCCGCACCTGAATCCATACGCCATCACTCAAAGGAACTTTAATACCTTCCTCGGCTTTGCTGGGGTCGGTTTTTAAGCTGTTAATATCCATCTATATTAGACCTTCGTTACAGTTAGGGTTGATAATTCCGTCCCATCATACAACGCAGTGAAGTCCATGTTTAGGAAAACGTCGGTATCTTTACCAGTTACATCAGGTGAACCAGATGCAAACTTAATTTTAGGAAGAAAGAAGGTGTAAGTTGTCACGCCATCCGATACATCCCATGATAAAGAAATGTCAGTATTATTGATGAGGTTATTGTAGAAAGTAATGTCATCAAAATAGACGTTCACTGAACCAGTAATAGAGCAAGAGCCATATTCCTGACCTGTAGCAGAAACTGTCCCGATGCACTCTTTCGCTCTGAGGTTGTTGTTCAAGCTAAGGTTAATGCTCTGGAAACAGATAGTGGTTCCAACCGCGTCAATCTTCATGTTGGAGACATCAGAGGTCGCATTCATCACATCGGTGACAGTTGCCGCAGTAGTTGAACCAACACCAACCAATGAGGTCGCGCTGTCTCCTGCAAAGTTACCAGCGAAGCCGAAGGAGCCTGTCACCGGCTGCCCAAACTCAAAGGCCATATCCCAAGACCCAACGCGCATCCCTTTAAATTGCAGAAAGTGCGGGGGGCTGAAATCTTCATAGCCAACTTCCATCGAGAATGAATCACGATTGGTTCCGACCTTATAAACACCACCAGCAACAGTCCCAGCCATAGCTGATTCCATTAACTCATCATAGGTGTTTGCCGACCATTCAAAATCAAGACTGCCTTCAACATCCTGACCAACGATAAACAAATCAGATACTTGTCGGTTGGAGTTGATTTCATTTGATTCTTGCGTTCTTGGTTTTCCTGACAGATTTTCAGACGTAAAGCGAAGCGCCTGCCAGACTGATGCAGTGGCTACAGGAGTTGTCCCATATGCCGTTTCTGCGATTGATTTTACACTGACGCGATTAGCTTCAGACATTGCGATCTCTCCGGTAAGGTATAGTGATATTGGTTTGATGCCAGCCGTCATTCACTCCAACAGGAGTCTTTATGGCCGAATAAGTTTTAATGTCGCGCCCACCGCTTAAATCTGGAATGCGCTTGTGTTCAAATAAAGCAGTGAAGGTATCAACCAGTGTTCTAGCTGATGCCGTCCCGTTGTTTTCTGGGGTAAAGATTTGCAGCGATACCAATCCAGCGTCACGAACACAAACCAATGTGCCGTCACCCCCTATGGTTTCCCCTGCGCCCTCAATAATGGTAAACCTAACCCATTCAGTCGAGGGATGGTTAAATGGCGCGTTTTCATAAGCAACGCTAGTTGCCGACCATCCGCCAGACATTCTAGTTTCTAGCGTTTTTCGTAAGGCTTCAGAGGACACTATTCACCTCGGCTATGGCAGATTCAAAGAAAAGGGCGGGGGCTTGTTTCGACCACCCGTTATTCAATGCCCCGATATAGGCCACATTGTTGGTGATATATAAAACAGGGAATTCAGGGGCTGCACTAAATGTAGCAACCGCTTTCCCTATCGTGGCCGCACCAGACTTATCCTGAACGTCGATAGGGGTCGTCATAGGTGAGCCGATAGATGGCAACCAGTTTGCCCTTGCAGTGCCTCCGGTGTACCCTTTGGGCGGGCTGCTTGCCCACTTGGACGGATCGCCCACGGGGGTCTTAGCTACCAGACGTTTATCCAAATCAATAGCAGTTTTAATTGCCATTACTCTATGGTCAGCATTGACTTCTTTGCTGAAATCTGTGGGCCTTTTACTCCACATAGCCTGACCTCATATCAAGAAACGTTTCAACCAAATCGACTTTAAGTGCTTCGATCTCACCCACAATAGACATATCAGTGGTGTTGATTCCTGCCCAGCCATTAGAAGTGCAGTTTTTTTGATACATGGCGACAAACACCATCGAAATTAAATGCCCTTCTTTGGCATGAGCCAATAAGCCTTCCAGCAGATTGACAACCTCATCATTGTTGGGTGGTGGTCTAATATTGACTATATCGCTCATCTGCGCACCTGTATGTTCCACAGGATGCCATCAGTGCCACCGTCATCAGCACTAACCACATTCCATATGTCGGAATCTTGAGTGAATTTATCAGTCGCCTTTGGGGTAAAAGTAAGATTCTTGGCCAATGCTAGTTTGTCGTTTAACTGAATCACTGTGCCGTCAATTTGTTCAACTCGATAAGATGTGAATACCACATCAATGCTGGTTGCTGCGGCATAACTGCCAGATGAACCAGTGGTGGGGTTATATGTGCCTTCCGTGAATTGCTGGTAGCTGACAGATTTCACAAAGTCGGCAAAGATAACAAACATCTTGTCGGCTGTTGCTTGAAACGTTGTCTTGATACCCATTATGCTCTCAATAATTGGTTGGCTTTGGTGTCGAGATAGAAAGAGATAATTGTTCTAACATCGGATTGAATAGTGGCTTTATCAGCAACATCAGGCACAGCCCATTCTGCTTCTAAAGCCCCTAGTTTTGCTTTCTTCAATAACGCCATAGACTGTGAATCGGTTTTGCTCGCATCTGCCTCCAGCAAGTCAAGCGCCAACTCAGCCGTAGCTTGTTCTAAAAATAATGGAATCGTCGAGAAGTCTAAGGCATATCCCTCTTTATCGGTAACATCAGACCTCGGCCATCTCAACGAATTATCATTGTCTACTTTGAATCCAACCCAATCCATAGCGTCTAGCATCCGGGTGGCGGTTTTTAAAGCCCGCTCGCGGGTGTAGATGTCAGCATCTTCCCAGAGTGAGGAATACATCCGACCAAGAAAGTAATCATCAGCCGTGG